CTGTTTTTTCAACTTGGGATTTTACCTCGCTCAATAGAGCTTCTTTTACATCTTTTTCCATTTTTAGATAAATTTAAAATTTTTGATTTGATTAATTAACTCAGATTTTTGGGTAGCGTCTCCCGACCCATCTATTTGAGTGTCTTGCGACGGCTCAATCTCTACTTGTGGTATCACTCCAGTAGTTGGGGTCAATTCATTTGCACCCCACAACACAGCACTTACTTCTAAAATTTTAGCTTCTTTTACTGCCCAAAAATAACCTGTTTTATCAACAACTTCTTTATTGATTACCTGAGGATAGTATAAGTCCCAATTTGCTTTCTCTTCATAATCAATAGCATCAGGGCTATTCAAACACAATACCATGTTCACATATTGAAGCCCTATCGAATGCTGTTTTATCTCCCCATCTTTATATAGATAGTAGCATTTCTCATCATAATCTTCACTTACTGTGCTTTGCATCATAAGTGCCTGAGCAGTTGTTATGTCGCTAGTGAAATTAAAAATAGATAGGTCTATGTCTTTGGAATATAAAGACACGTTTTTCCCGATTATGCTATCGGTCGAATAGTCATGATTCTTCAAGTGGTAAATAAGGCTTGCACCAGCAGCCCCTCTTTCAGCTATGCTTTTCTTCCAACTGTCGGGCATCATTACATCCATTTGAGAATCACACCACCCTGCCACGTTTGCAATTACCTCGACACGCAAATTAGCCTCTTCCATCTCCATGCCATTGGCTTGCTTTTTGCCTTCGCCGATAAATGACTTATTAGAAAGCGAATAACCAAAGCCGTAATTATCCGAAACGATAGGGAGTGACCTCTTTTGCTTTACTATTTTGGTCTTATTTGCCCTTAGATATGCGTACAAATCGCTTTTGTTGGCAAAATTTGGTGTTTCAACCTTCATTTTTGAACTATCTTTTTATTCTTAATTTGGTCTTTTTTTATCTCCTTGCTTTTTTCAAGTTCGTTTTTGTCAATGGAACAACCTGAATTACAAGTATTTTCGATATTTTTTTCTTCCATTTTCTTACACATTTTACCTCAAATATGCAATAACAAGGGCGAATGTATCTAATTTTTTTAACTTTACCACAAAATTTAAAATCAATGAATAATTTCTTTAGCTTTTTTGGAAGACTTTTTGGCTCTAACAATTGGAAATATTTCTTCGAAACAAGACCATCCTATCAGCTCGGTCAAAAAGGGGCTATATACCTCGATGTCGAAACACCCAAGTACATTTTCGACACAGTACCGCAAATCAACCAAGTTGTCCGCAAAAAATCGGCAATGTTCGCCAATATGGTAATCAAGTTGGTTGATATGGAAGGCAATGAGGTTGTAGATGAACAACTATACAGACTGCTCGAAAATCCAAATGCAATGCAAAGCCAAAATGAATTTTTGAAACAATATTTGGAGCAAAAAGATATTTACGGAAATCAATTTACCTACAAGTCACAGGCTAGTGCGCTCTCAACCTATCCAAATATCTTGTGGAACATAAGCCCAGCCAACATACAGCCCGAACTAACAGGGAAAATATATGACCAATTGACACCAGACGGAATTATCGCACAATACAAACTGCTTAATACAACCGAAACACGAAGGTTTGCACCAAATGAAATAATGTGGACTAGGATAGCCGACCTTGACAACCCACTTGTAGGAATTTCCCCTCTTAAATCATTGCGCTATCCAATCACAAACACGAAATACGCCTACGATTATTTCAATGTTATTTCAAACGAAAAAGGTGCAGTTGGTATTTTGGCAAACAAGTCAAAAGATGCAATGGGTAACATACCATTAACCAAAGAGGAAAGAGAAAAGTTGGAAAAGCAATACCAAGACAATTATGGTCTTGGGAACAATTCAAATGGTAGGGAGAAAAACAGGGTAATCTTGACCGAAAGCGATATGAGTTGGACCCCAATGTCTTACCCGACAAAAGACTTGCTTTTGCAGGAGCAAATAGACGCTAATTTCTTGACCATAATCGACCATTTCGGCTTGAACGTGAACATATTTTCATCAAAAAACCAAACCTATGAGAATGTTCGCAATGCCTTGATTCAATGCTACCAAGACACTATAATGGTTGAAGCTGACCAATATTGCCAATCATTGGGCAAGTTCTTGGGTATTCCAGAAAACATGAAATTGGTAGCTGACTACTCGCACCTGTCTATCTTTGCCAAAGATGTAACGGCACAAAAGCAAGATTTTAAAACCATCTCCGATTCGCTATCGCAATTGGTTGCAAACAACGTACTAACACCACTACAAGCACAAGAAATAATGAGAAATGAAATGCAAATAGCAATCGACAATACAGGCAATACAGTTGCGGACAAAATAAACTTGTTATCACCGCTCTTAGGCACAAAGATACTTGAGAAATTTACTCCTGATGAAACACGTGATTTAGTAGGATTGCCAAAGGTTGAAGGAGGGGATAGCATATCTGTACCACAAAATAATAGTGGTTTTCAGAACGCTTAATTTCTATTTTGAACGGTAGAAGTGTGTATAAACGGCATAGCGCACCGCTGCTAGTGTATGGTCGAAAGTTCCGATAGGCTCGTTTATTGACTTGCCTGTTTTCGGGTCTTTCAGCCACACATACCTGCTCCTTTCTTCGGCAATATTTCGGCTCGATGCCGTGTAACACACATCGTATTCCTTTAATTTCATGATACCAGCGTTCACGCTCCCCTGCCCTTTACGTGCTGGCAAAGCCATTACCGATAGCCTTCTTAGCTGTGTGATAAAGTCGGGGTCGTGGTCGCAGTAAATAGGTGTATCACCATTGTAGCCATTCGCCTTTAATATTTGTACTATTTTAATAGGTGGTAGCCCACTTTCGTAGCATAACTCTTTTAAAAATATGGTATTTCCAATAATTGCCACCTTTACAATCGCCGTTGGGTCATTTGTATAGCCGATGTCGCACCCGAAAATAAAATCCACATCGGGAAATTCAGCATCGGGAATAACTCGCCAATTTGGATAGATAATTCCCTCCATGTTGCCAGTTAGCCCCCTCGCATACACTCGCCATAACTCTTTATCCTTTATCTTTTCAATTTCCCTGTGCCTTTCCTCTGTCAAAAAAGGATTGTGTCTGTGGTCTGAAATAAATAGCTGAGTGCCTTCCAATGGCAATACCTCGTCATGCGCCCAAAATCTTGCAGTTGGATTGAAGTCTAAAATTGTTTGGTCAGAACGGCTGTCTAATTGGAAATACACCATGTAGGAGAATCTATTCGCCTCATTTATAAAGAGAATGTTGCGTTTCGCCCCCCTCGCATCGTATTCATCCTGAAATGATTTAAACTCGATAATTGACCCATTGGCAAAGGTGCAAACAATAAATGGTGAATAGGTGATGCGACATTGGGCTTTGAAATATGGCAAAATAAACCGCTCGAAATCTCTCAACGCCCCAATTCGCAAGTGAGGGAGGCTTTCGCTAGTTACCGTTATGACTAAATTAGGCGTTAGTGATGCTTTTGATGCCAATACCGCAAGAATATTTACCGTTTTCCCTGACCATTGCCCCCCCTGATGAACTATTCTCCTTGCATTGCTTTCAAATGTTGGGTAAAAAATAGAAGGCGATACTTTAAGATGATTCTCCATTTTCTACCTCACTTTCAGATGTGGCAAGTTTTGGCGTTTCGCCAAATGGTACAATTGTGACCGTTTGGTTTAATTTTTCGCCTTTGCTCGTGTGGTCGATATAGCTTTGATTCAGCTTTTGATGCTCTTCAGGTGTTGCAATCAATCGATATAATGCCAATAATTCCGCTGCCTTTTCGGACTTCCAAAGCTTTGCACGAATGCCCGATTTGGTCTTTATCTTGTTTTGTTCAAGCAATTCCTTTAAGGTGTCCATTTCGTCCGTGCCATCCTTAAAATTCTCATAAAACCAACTGCGACCGCAAGGCAAAAAAGCTACGATGTCCTCAATAAAAAAAAGGTTGTTTTTGGCTATCTGCTCTTTCGCTTGTTCAAATATTTTCTTTCTATCGTATGCCATAGTTTAAAAAGATTGAGCGTGGAAATTGACTCGAACATTATCTCCTTACTGGAATGTAAAGTGTTTTTCCATTTAAACTACCCACGCATTTTATACAAATATATTAATTTTTTTCTTTACGTTCTTGTAGTGTTATTTTTTTACCTTTATACATACCTGCGCCTATTTCATCTATTTTGCTAAATGGTAATATCGGAACGGTTAATCTTTTCTGTGCGTTTTTATTTAAAAGGTAAACATACTTCAATTGAAAACCTGGTATTGGTTTTGCCCCGATATGATTTAAGTATCTTGTACTGCTCCATGTTTTATATTCGCCAACTTTACCGTATTTTTTAGCTTTTTGTCCTTCTCCATCACTTGAAAAAGAAGGATTAAAAACAAGAGAGCAAACCACATCACCATTTGGCATTTTCCACATTGAAGTATTTTTTTTAATATCTACTAAATGAAACCCGCTTGCCCTGTAAATACTTCCATCACCGCATTGTGAACCATCTGCATAAGATACTATCCACTCAATATGTGGTGCTTGTTTTTTAAGCAGTTTCATCATAATTGAAATGCATCTACTTTCACTATTTGCAGGTAAATAGTCATCAAATGCCATTCTTGCAAGTTCACAATATCCGTTCCAATGCGTGTCTTTTACAAGATTAACAGAAGCGTGCTTGTTGATGCTTGGTCCTAATTGCATCACTCCATGAAGTTTGCCATCAAGAAAACAACCAAAATGAACATAACATCGTGGGTCAACTTTACCGCTGTAATGATGTTTCTTTACAAACTCATTGGCGATTTTACTCGGTATTACCTTAACTATTATCTCCTTTGCTCTACCCATTGCATCACGATTAAATAAAGTGCATTTCCGTTACTATTTTCGTTACCCATTGTTTCGCAATATTTATACTCTTCTGTTTGCTTAATATCTGCTATTGCGTTTTTAATTTGCTCCGCTTGTTCGTCTGCTAAGGTAAAAGTCATTTGTTGAAATGGTGCTTTATCTCCTTCCGGCAATGTAAAAGACTCTCCTAAATCTTCTACATTATCAAAACCTATTAAATCCAATCCCCATTCTTCCAACTGCTCTGCTTCCCATTCATTAGCCAGCGTTTCCCACTCCCATTCACCAAATCCTACATTGTCCTTTATTATAAATTCACGTTGCTGTTCTTCGCTAAGTTCACTTGCTTTGATTATAGGTATTTCTTTCAACCCAGCTTCTTTACACGCTTTCAATCGCATATTGCCACCCAGCACAATCATGTCGTCGTTAACCACTATCGGGCGTATTTCCAGCATTTTCGGAAAATCTTTAATTGACTGCACCAGCTTCTTAAACTTGTCGTCTTTAATTAATCGTGGGTTGTTTGGGTTGGCTTTTACCTCCGATATTTTTACTTTTTCAATATCCATTTAGCTTCTATTATGTGTGAAATTCTGAATCGCTTGCTGGAACTTTACCTCTACAGGTGCAAAGCTACTACCCTTAACCCATTTAGGCTCATAATTGCTAGTTCTTATGACTTTTCTCTCTACGTGTTTCGTAGGGTTATTTATGTTAAAATCGGTAAACTGAATGGTATCTCCATGCAGTAAATCGACTTCAATAAAACGGTGCAATTCATAAGGAAGTCCGAATAATTCAAGTGTATATTCTTCGATATGACTATCTGTTAGCCAAACTTTTTTACCTGATTGGTATTTTACTGATTCGCTTTCGTATGTTGAAGTATCAAGCCCAAACATAGCATTTGGAAGTCTTAATCGGTTATACCTATTCATTATGTGGTAGTCCTCGAGTTTTTCATCACTCTCACGGCTTCCAAGTGAACCATTGCGCCACCATTCTGCGACTACTGTTTCGTCCGCACGTGGGGCTGTCCATTGCAACAAACAAAATTCAAAGCTATATTGTTTTAAATCACCCGATTTGCACAAAATACGGTAATCTCCTTCTCCAAAACCGTTTTCCCCTTCGTCTTTCAGCACCTTTTGCCAGTCTATTTCTAAACCAATTGCCCTCTCTCCGTATTTGTTCTTAAAATTCGGCGATGTTTGGTTTTCGTAGCCAAAATCAATCGTACCAAGCGAATTATAAGTGCCTATCGTGTCGTCAGTAATTTCGTAGCCAAAATTTGTAATTTCATCTGGGTATAAACCACCAATTTGCTTTTGAAGGTATAGTTTTGTTTGGCTTGCGTCGGCTAGTTCATTGAAAAACCAGATGACGGAGTGTTTATCGTTCTTGAATTTTGCATTGTCATCAAAACTCGCAAGAGCAGGCAAGATAAAACAGCATTCAGATAGTGAAAATGCAGATGTTGGAACGGTTTCAGGCACTACAGTGCGAGAAATTATAGTGAAATCTTGCTTAATACATTGACCGTTTGGCATTGTTTTTTTTGCGAAATTACAAATAATGTTTTGAAATATTTATTTGATTCTCATACACCAAATAGAGTTAGTGTACTAACCTTATTTTGCTCAAAAGCTATTTAGTACAGAATTTCTCATACTTAGGCTTATATTTAAAACAAAATTAAATTTATGATAAAAAGATTAATATGCAAGTGGTTTGGGCATAAATGGAA